GTCGCTTCCAGCCGCGGCGATACCGCCGATGGCAGTGCCTATGACACTAAGCCAGCCCCCTAGAATGCCCTCTTCTTCTTCTTCTTCAGCCATAACTACCTAGACCTCAGATAACTAAGCACCTTTGACAACGGGAACGGGATCTGAATTGATGCTCCCAATATAAGGTGATTTTCCGTTGGCGCCAAGTTATACCATGCGATAACCCACCAATAATTTGAATCACCATAGTGTTCGTGTGCCAATTTATAAAATCTATCTCCAAGCTTCCAAACATGAGGAATAGTTTGCAGCGAAGCGCGTTGCTTGGGGGTTGGGTGCGACAATATAGGAGTAGTATACTGACGAATGACCTTTATGTCTTTATCGTCGAGCACTGTCTCATACAACTTGTTGTTGTTTCTAAATTTTCGTCTTCCATCATTTCTTGGCATATTCTAATCCTCTATTTTTCGCGACCGATTATATCAAGCCCAAAAAGTGTCAAGCCACCTTGCCCTACGCTGATCAAATCCCACTCTTTCTTTGTCGTCTCCTGCACTACCGAAGTTTCTTCGGCATCTTGTGTATCTGCGTCGGTACCCGGTGAGGCGCCGGATTCCGTCGGTGCGGCCGCTGTTGATGATTGCCCATATGGGAAGCTATGGCTGCCCAGCCAATCACCGGTGGCACTATCCCACCCCAAAGAATGCTGATGCAGAACCTTTAGAGATGTCGACAGTTTCCAGGCTTTTGGATACACCTGTCCTTGAAATTTTGGGCCGTCGAATACTCCCGCCTCCAGATCTGCATCGACACTGATGCCGTTCATTGCACACAACAAGCCGGATGCGGGCGATATCGTTCCGGCGGCGCTATTTGAATCCATAATCAAGTTGGTAAACTGAACCCTTATGAGGGGCGCCTTGGAGAGCGTTCCAATCTTTATAGCTTCGCCATCGAGAGTATAATCTCTATTACTATAAGATGGGTATTGGAACTTTGCCAAAAGGCCAACTGCGCCGGCGTTTGCTTTGCCCTCTTCAACACTTGAAGCAACAACATCCCACCCAATAGTCATTGTTCTAGAAGTTCCTTGAAAAGTTTGGATTGGATCTGGTCGACCATATACTGAAGTTGACTTCCAATCCGATGTATAATCATCTTTCCATGATGTAATATATCCTTTAAAGCCTACTATTTGACCGGTAGGAACATGTTCAAAAGAAATATAGAGTTGTTTAAGGTTGGCATATACATCCGAGGGATCGTTAAGCATGCCACTGTTAAACAATCCAGAGTCTTCCGAGGTCTTTGCGGCGGCTTTGGCAAGAGTTTCACTAAAAGGATCTTCAGCCGCCTCTGCGATAAATTCCTCAAAAGTAGCCATTATCCCCTCCTCGCTGGATTAAGCATTTTCCAAACTATTGGTTCTGTGTGTTTGGCAAGAACATCCTTATCCAACTTAACAGTTACATTCACATTCACGGGCGGTAAGGCGCCACCTGCGACAGCGGTGCCTCCTGTGCCGGCACCACCGGTGCCTCCGATAGGAACACCTGTAACCATTGAAAGCGCCGACAACCCACCAGGAGCTTCGGCGACCGTTTGTGATACGGTGAGAGTCGCTGCGAAAGCTGCCAATTTTATCAGCGACAATTCGGAAAATGCGTTGACCAAGCCGCCCATTGCTGTCGCGACGATGCCAATAGATTGTGCAATTGCGTCCCAGAATTCTGGGCCCATTACATATGCGACAATACCTACAACGCCGACAAGAGCAGTAATCCACATGACTGACTCAGCTAGCGCGGTGAAGAAAGGCACGAACGCATCAGAGAGCGCATTAATCACAGGCACCAATACCTTACCTGCGATCCAGACTGCGGCAATGGCAAGCCCGAAAAGAACCATTCCCTCAAGCAAAGTTGGAGATCCTTTCTTATGAACCAAGAAATACCACGCCAAGCCGAGAGCGGCAGCGAGAAGACCAAGAACAAGAACAGTCTTGCCGAGCGACATACCAGTTGCTGCGCTTGCCCACGACATTGCAAAAGTCGCGACGCGCAAAGCAAACAACATTGGAAGAACCTTGCGAATGACATTTCTATATTTCGAAATCCACGACATTATTGATCTCAGAGGCTTGATAAGCTCTATCAATATCGGCGTGGCTTCTGCCACGAGACCATTCCACTGCTCTTGCAAGCTCATATTATTTCTAGCTTGCTCTGCCAATTCTGCCTGAGACATTGCTGATTTTCCAGTAATATTGTTTAAATCTTCCATACTTCCAGACATGACGAGCGCCAATTCATTAACATCTTTAAGACCCATTGCATCTGCTATAAAAATTCTTTCATGATAAGACATCTCACTAAAACTTCTGCCAGACTCAACCACAGCATCCTTCATCATCTTCAAGCGCTCGGTCGGATCTTCTGCCATCATCAAATCCATAGAATTAACAAAATCTCCGCCGAGCGCAGCGTTCAGCTTACCAACCTGTTGCGCGGCGCCGTCAAAGGTGTCAAATTTGTTTGCAAAAGAGATAATATCAGAAACTTCCAATCCCGTCCTCTTTGCCGCGAGCGCCATGTTCTTAAATGCTTGCACTGCATTAATTGTGAATTTCGCCATGGCTGGGGCTGCCTGATTGAAGCCTTCTGCCATTTTCGCAGGAGCGACCCCAAGATCCATCGCAAAACTTGCCAAGCCTCTTTGAGTTTCTTCAGCTTCATTAACTGTTAAGCCCAGAGATTTTGTCGCAGATTGCATGCCTGATGCAAATGCTTGCCCAGAAACCCCCAACTCATCCAGAAGAACGCTAGTTCTGCTCAGTGTGGTATGGGATGAGCTATTAAGCATGGTGAAATCAGTATAAGTTTCATATAGTGCCTGCGTTGCCTTTGTCGCCTCTTCAATTGATACGCCATAGAAGCGAGTCTGCTCCCATGTGCTCTGTATGCTGGCTGCGTATTTATCGCTAGCGCCGGTTGCCGTTTTGAAGTCTGATATCGCCTGATCGAACATAAATGCTTGTTTAATTCCTGCCGCGATCAGGAACAGGATTCCCTCTTCGAGCTTCTGGTTCGTAGAGCCAAGAATATCCGCGAAAGTGATTTGTGTCATGAGTTCTGCTGTCACTGCCTTCATTGCAGCGAGCAGGCCTCCATGTTCTCTCATTGCCAATTCAAAGCCGCCGGTCATCTCTTTGCGCCAACTTGTTTGAATCCCCATCGCTTCTCTCATTTCGGTGGCAACATTGCCTGCTGCTGCATGAGAATCTTTCTGAAGGTCTAGCATTGTCGCTTTTTCTTTTACCAATAGCCTCAGAGTGGCTAATTGGCTTGACAGGTTTTCTATCTCTGCTTCAGTTAAAGAGCCCGATGCTTGCGCTGCTTTGAGTTCTGCTTGGCGAGCTTGCAGCGTTTTGCTAGCGATATTGCTCTCCATTTGCGCCACTTGAAGCTTTTGCTCAGATACTGTATAATGATCTTTTAAGACCCCAGACATCTCCTTGTAGGCATCCAAAGATCTAATGAGCCTACTGACCTGGTCGTCGGTTGGCGTATCTTTCGTCGCCTTCTGAAATTTTTTAAAAGCTTTTAGGTCTTCTTCTTCTGTTCCCATCTAAGTCCCCCCATCCTCAGCTTTTAAAAGGCCATGGAATCCCAGTTTTGCGCGTGAAATTATCGACTGCTGTCTTGAGCTTTGCCGAATTGGCATGTGTGCGAGGATCGTTCAACCCATATTGTTTATATGCCTCAATATACTTTCTTTCGTTGCCCAGGGCCCCGGCAAAAGCTTTGATATCGCTGGGGTTTCCTCTTATGTTAACAGGGATGTAAATATCGCCCATCAGCCTTCGGAGAATGTTCTTCACAGCCCATCCGAACATTGCCAAAAAGCTTTCATTAAGATTATCCCCCTTCAGTTGAGAAAAATCTATAGAAATTTCGGTCAGTTCTTCTTCGTTAAGATGTTGCATAGTTAAACTCCTCCGGATATGAATAAATAGTTTTAAAAAATAAAATGTCGAAAGCATTATGCCTTCGACACATATCATTAGGTTGTTTGAGACACAATTATCCTCTATTTGACTTTTTCGAAGCCTTTTCGGCTGCTTCCTGTTCCATCTCAAGCTGCTTAACAAGTCGTTCAACAAACCACTTTCTCAAGCCGACTGGCAAACTATACGCTTCTATTAAGCTCCACCCTCCGCTATATTTTAGGAAGAAGAATTGCTCATAGACTTGCTCCATGTATTCAGGACTTAGGCCAAAAGAATTCCGCGGAGAACGGAACCTCCAGTTCGGTATCAAACCCGCATTCAGAACAACTAAATGTCTGCGTCAAATCCAAATTTGGAGCAATTACTTTAAAAGACTGTCTCAAATATCGAGAATCAATGGCAGGCATGTTTTCTATCAAATAATTAATCGTCTTTGGATCTCGGTCGCCATTAGCAGATACTATAATCTTTCTAAGCTGATCGGTTAAAAATGTTTCTGGCAAGTTTCTCTTCTTTGCCCTTTCTTGTCTCTGAAAGAGACTTTTCTCGTCATGGCCATTCATGAGGCAAACTTCCACCTCAATATTAGTATAGGGCAATGTCACCAAAAATGTATTTTCCTGAGTTCTCGTTATGTTTTCTAGCCTTTTGTAGCCATCTCCCGTAACCAACTCACTATCGTTCAAATCAAAAGTAAAATCTCTTGAAGTTGTGCATGACGGGCATGTAATCTTAGTGGTATAGTCGGGCCCATAACCAGAAATTCTCGCGGCAACAATAATTGCATTTTTGTCGCCGACAAGGAGATCATCTACTTTAATGCTTCTATCGATTATGATATTCTGCAAGAATCTATCGAGAGCAACACCTTTCTTTAACAGCGTCTTAGATGTAAGTATATCTTCATCCTTGGCTGTCATGTGGCGCACCTCGACTGAATCCTTCATATACAAAGGATGATCTTCTGCGTAAAACTCCCCACCTGACGGCAACTCGACAAATTCAGTCGGAGTAACAAAGTTCAGTGGGGCGGGTTGTTCATTTGATGACGGATTCGTCATCGATGGCACAGGAGCGTCAGCAGTTTGCTGCTTGGCTCCCAAGCGATCTTCATTATTTCGTGGAGACAAATTCACCTCTCAAATTGTAATTGTCTTTTGTTTAAAAATTTATATTAGCCTGGAAACGGGTCTGTGCTACCGTCGTTTGACCAGAACTTCTGACCATTGTATGGGCCAACTGCGGCGGAAGAACCTTTTGTCATCGGAGTCTCAAGCTCTGCCCAATCATATGTAAAGCCTACATTGATTTCTGTCATATCCTCGCCGCCATAATCTAAATCGCCATATGTAACCTTATTAATCCAAGCATTGTGCAAGGTCCACTTCTCAAGCTCCTGTCCCATAAAGTCAACTTGTGCAATAACGACATTTCCCAAACTGGAGACCGACAATGCCTTTGACATGCTGGTAAGGTCGTTTTTGTTAGCAGGGGGATGATATCCGGCGTTGGTTACAATAGCTGAAAGGGTGGCTGCAACATCTGGATCTAGAGCATCGACAAGCGTTGCCTCGATAGGGTTCCACTTGACTTTGCCAGGGAAATTAAATGTATGATTCAGATACTTGTGCTCAGTGTTTGATACCTCAAAAGATGGCTTTCCGCACTTCTTCGCAAACCAAAGAATTGGCTCAACAAATCCGCCAATTTCGATCTTAAATCTATATTGTCTTTTGGGATCTCTCATCTCCCCTGTTTGAGCAGTCCAAAACGCCATTATTAATTTTCTCCTTTGTTATAATATATAGTTAACAAATTATTTTTTCTCTATTAATCGTCGAAAGACGCTCCAGTGCTGGCGATCACAAAATCAATTGCGATGAACTCAATCGCCCTAGCGGGCTTCAAAAGAATCTTTGCATACAGGATGTTCTGATCAATCAAGTCGGGGGTCGTAGTCGATTCATCCAAGATCAAGCGATACTCAGTCAAGCCAAAACGAGCCTTGACGCTAGCCAAGAACGGCTCAACCTGCCCCTTGAAGCGGTTCCAAGTCGCCTGAACATTCTGGTCAAACAAGATGCTTGTTGCCTTGCGAGAAATCTCTTTCTTCAAATAGATCATAAGTCGGCGCACATTGATTCGATCAACTGCTGACTGCTGAGTCTGGAGGGTCTTCTGACCGAAGATAACGATTCCTTCTGCCGGGAAACTTGCGATTGGGTTAATGTTCTGAGCATAGAGATTATCTCTTTCTTTCGAAACCAGCCTTTCGCTAACATTCGTGACTTGGAGCCCAGCGGCGCCGTCAGACAGCCCACCTCGGTTAAATCCGGCTGGTGCAAACCAAAGCTCTGATTTACGCTGTGAGCTTGCAAATGTTCCTAAAGCAACAACTGAAGGTGGAACCCACAGAATACTATCTGCGATGTCATCTCGAATCTGAACCCATGGGTAGAATGCGCATGCATAACTACTGTTGAAGTTTCTGTTCTTAAGATTGGTAATGACATTTGCAACAGAGCCGCGCCGGCTTGTGGCATTGTTTGTGGTCTCAGTAGTCGGAGTAAATCCGCCATTAAGGTCGATGATTGCCAAGGCATCACCTCGATCTTCACAAATCTTGGTCACATGGTTGGTGAGGCTGTTGTTTCTTAATCCCGGCATCGTAATTGCGTTCATTTCGACATACTCTGGATCGGCACAAGTATCAAATGCCCTCTTTACGGTATAATACTCATAGCTGTTATACACATTGTTGGTAGCAATCGCGTGCTCGCCAAATGGCTCTCTTTCTGTGATGTCTAAGCCATTGCGGCCGGCATGGAAACATGTCGTAAAGCGATTATATCCCAAGTCAAGAATTGCGCTCCAGGAGGCGCTAGTTGCCGAATCTCCGTCATTTCTTGAACCGGATTTGTAATACACCGTAGAAGAGCCTGCGGCGACCAGTTCATCCATTGAGAAGACATACGCTGGTTTTGTGATTCCATCGACATGAACCACTGTGCTGCTTAGACCATCAGCAGGCAAAGCCTTAAGGTGATCTGTGACGCTCTCGTCATACAGCGTGGAGCTAGCTCCGCGATTTGTTACCGGCCCGAAGTATGCGTTTGTTGGATCCGTAAGGGAGTCGTCAGACGCGGAAAGCCTAAGCAGAAGTCGCGGGAACTCGATACTGGCTGTGTATGCGATTGAGCCGCCCCATTTGGCAGCCTCGTCATGACCATCTTGGTGGAAACTGCCAGAGCCGGGATACACAAATGCTCCCGTCAGGCCCATAAATTGGTTAGCGGCAGCCTCATGTGCGTCACCACCACCGGTGTCATCGCCGCCCCATTGCACACCAGCAGAGCTTGTTGAACCAGTCACTGCCGTTTCGTCGAAAACGATTGATCCTGCGCCTTTTGCCCAAACATTTGATCCGGAGAGAACGCCATCAACGCGATGTTCGACCGCGCCCTCGCGCCACGGATAGGTGGCGCCATTGGTCATAGCTTGATTTATTGTGCCGGTGAATGGCGCCATAAGAGTAAAGGTGACGGGGCGTGGGGGGCCGAAGACACCAAATGGCAGATATGACGGATCAATTGCTCCCTCATCAGTATCCTGCTCCATTTCAACGCGGAAATATTTAGATTGATTCTTATGATTGCCATAGACACGATATCTTGCTTCGGAGTCAGACCATGTAATCTTTTCATCGCCGATCCTTCTACCGATGTAGTTTGCAGAATTCGGATTCAAGTTAAGATTGTCGAATCTTTCAACAACTCGCACGGCAGAATCTTTATCACGAAGATTCCTCAAAATAACCGAGAAAGTTCCGTATGGATTTACATCTGGATTGGTTGGCTTCTTAAGATCTTGAATAGAAATTTTGAAATTCTTTTGGAGGCATTCGCCATAATTCAAACCAATGAATCGGAAAAGTTTCTGCTGGGCGTCTGCATAGTATGACCCATAATCAGTGTTTATATCTTGACCAATGAACCACCCAGTGTGACCATCTTGCATGCCAGCTTTCTTGTCTTCATATCCATAAGATCCGCTCTGAAGACCTAGCACGAAGCCAAATGAGGCGCCTTGGCCAGTGTAGCTGCTCAGGAACTTATCAACAGATTGCTCGTATGTCTCTCCAAGCCAATAGTATTCCTGGTTGCTTGTCTGTGTATGAGAAGTATTGACAAGCTGAGGGTTGGTGTTGAACACTTTTCGAATAAACTTATCAGAAGTTCGGCTGAAGTTAAATTTAATTTCTTTAAGCTTTGTATCACCAGGAGAAGCAATTCTTACTGCAAATTCATGATCTGAGCCGCGGCTATCGATCAAAACTGCATTGCCAGTGATTGCTGCGCCCTTCGCAGATCCAGAAGCTGAACGGATAGTTCCGCTCAAAGAAATACTGGCACTGTGCATATACCACACAGCAGCGAGCGTTCCAGTCACTGCGTTATTTTGATTGGAGGCGGATGGGAAAAGGAATAAGCCATATGCGCCGGCGTCTGTTGCGGGATCGGAAGCTACCGAACCGGAAGTAGACCAGCCGGCTTTTCCAGCGGTGTTTGCATCGTTGTGTTGAGTTCCGAGTAACCTTACCATTGTCAGGGGGGTAACATTTGATGCCAAATAAGCCCGTGCTGCATATGCTGCATAAGTTGGTCCGACCTCATTTCCGTCTCGCCAAACATCGTTACCATTGCCACCAGGAACTGGATTTCCAAAAACTCGGATAAAATCTGAAAAAGAGTTAACCTGAACAGGTCTCATTGCAGGCCCTCGACGGGTTCTGCCGACCACAACTGGCCCGATCTCAGAAGGCGTTCTTGGAATAAATGAGTTATCAATCTCATTTACAAAAACACCGGGCGAAACAAACTTAAAATTCTTAACTGACATATTCAGTGTTCTCCTTACTCATTGATTTATTCACTCAAATGTGATGGCTTTCGTGTAATAATTAGTATATCAAACGGTGAAGTTCCTTTTTTACTCACGATAATATTGACCCTCATCCTTGCGAGGATGCTCGTCGTCAAGCGCAACTCTCTCTCTTGGGAACCTCACCTTAACTGCATTCTCTCTAATAACGACTTTTGGTCGTTCTTGGTTTTTATCTTCTCCGACCAAATGACCTAAAATTCTAACATCTATTTTTGTCTCATACCTTCTTTCTTCTTCTCCCATATCTGCCAAATTGTTCCCTGCCGCAAAGTCATTTGGCAAAAAACCTTCAAATCTATGACCATCATGATTAATAAAGAAATTGTTAATTTGACCTGTCCTTGTAAGAAATGGTGTTAAAATCTCATTAAGTTGCTGCTGGTACTCAGTCTTTATCATTAGTGCATATGTTACATTAACATAAGTTGGAAGGGGGGAAGTTATTGTTTCATAGACAATTGCAGCATTCTTGCTTGGATACCATAGCTGATTCCCATTCTTGCTGACAGTGGGGGCATTAATGTTGCCATGACAGCGAAAATTTTCGTTTGCAGCAAAAAGGGATGTTTTATCTTGCTGTATCCTTCTCGCCACTTTAATGGAGCCACCCCTATAGTCATTAGTTGGCGGAATATTTGCCGTTACAACCCCATGTTTGCTGGGATCCTTCAACACAGATGTTCTCTCTAGTGTGATAAGAGGAAGATGCAGCACCCCAGTAGAGTCTCTGAGATCTTTGTCATTTTTAATCTGATATGCTCTTTCTGCCGAAACCCAAATTGTCGAGACCTTTTCCCACCCTTTATTTGTTGTAGAAAATATATTTAATTCTTCATCCACCCAACTAAAAAACGCACGATCTATGGTTTCTAAAGTGGAGGGCATAAATGAAACTTCTTTCGTCTGAGTACTTGCTTCGGCTTCTTTATTTCTAACTGGCATCGAATAAACCTCCTCTTGCTCTCAGACATTTAGCAGATATTTCCATTCTCTCATCAATTTGACCAAATAGTCTCGTTGGTTCCGATAATGTCACTACCTCATAGTATATATCTCCATATAAAACGAAATCACCTTCTCTGACATATAAATCTTGATCTTCCGTGAGCCTTCTCTTATGAAAATGAACTGTAATGGTCGATGTCTTGTCTAAACCGACGCCAGCGGTGAATTCCGTGTTAATTCCATCAAATTCCACCAAGGCATAAACACGAACAGGTGGCAAAAAGTTTTTTACGATTGCTTCTCCATATAGGGAATGATAATTCGTTCTCTCAACATCCATTGGGTAATATAACACCGTTTGACCAATGACGCGCTCGATTAACTCATCATTAACCTGCTTTACTAAGTCTCTTTCCTTCTTTCCGGCGAACATCGGAGGAGGAGGTTGACTTGGTTGCGACCATTTATCTTCTGCCATTTAAATTACCCCACATAAATTTTCATCGGAGCATTAGATTGAATTTTTCCTGCATTTTCAACAATAGAAGCATCCATTTCTGAAAGCTTGTTGTATGTCAACTCATCGAGCGTAGCTTTAAGCTCATCTCTCAGCTTGTTCTGTTCCTCTTTTCCCTCCGTGATCAGCGCGCTGCCATTCAAAGTGACTGTTTCGCCAGGTATTGGGATAGTAGAAAACTTACTCCTAATTTGCCCCAAAGTTTCCTTACTGAGTGCCAAAGAAAAGCGTCGGATCCACTGTTTTCCTATTGAGTTAATGTTTACATAAGGAATATTATCAAAAGGCATGGTATTCAAGTTGTTGACCCCATCCATTTGAATTGTTCTGTCGGAATAATCCTCCCATGGGTCTTTCTGAATGTTAAAAGAAACCCAAAAATGGGTCGGAGCGCCGGCGGTGTCTGGTATCGGATACAACCGAAGCATATTATTATGCAGTTCATAGCTGTAATGCGAGGTTCTTGTATATATGTTGTCTTCATACGCCATTGCCTGAAGTTTGTTTTGCCAAGTGGGGACAATTTCAAACGAGGAATCATCAGCAAACTGGCCATAAGTCTGGAAATTGCCCACAACACTTACTCCGCCGTAATATCCGTAAAATCTCCATATCGCACGGGTGGTTTTATACCACACCCTTCGAATGGTTATCTTCTTGTTGCCTATCAATTCAGTATAAACCGGCGTTTTACCGGTGACAGAATCAGTTCCGCCTGGCGCTGCTGACGCTGATATTAAATTTTGTAAATCATAATCTTGCTGGGCTGGTACCATTTCAAATGAAGCAGAATACTCATACAAGTTGCTTCCCACATTCGCCTCGTGCGACATTGCGTCTGCAACTCTTCTAGTGTAGTTTATTTCAAATCTCGGAAACTTTAAGTTGGCATACGAACCACTTGCGCCGCCACCGTTAAACTGCCCTGTGTGAGCAAATGTTCCCGTAGATGCACCAAGAAAATCAGAAAGAACATTCTTTGCCTGATGAGTGTTTATAATGTATGAATATTCTAGGCATGCTTCTTCATAGTTGGCATATATATTCGATGCTGACAATTCAATATCTAAAACATCACCGCCGAGTTTTCTATAGGTATATGGAACCTGTGCTGCCGCGCCAGATAAAAAATCATAAGATCCCGTATAGACGCCGATTGGGCACGACAAAGCGACTTCGCCTTCTGAGCCGCTGGAGGGCAATGTAATTGCGCTAGTGGTGCTTGCTGGTGTTAAATTGGGAACTGCCATTCATGTAATCTCCTGTATCATAGATAAATAGTTCCGAACAAAACAAAACCCCGTCAGATAAATCTGACAGGGCTCTTATGTTCTTTTTTTTCAAAAGATATTAACGATTAAGCAGTGAAAGGTGCATAAAATTTGTCTTCATAAGTAAAGAGATGAATTCTTCCCTTCGCGGTTGCAGGTTTTGCATTAAATTCAACGATGACATTATAGGTGCCAGTATGAACATTTCCATAATGGATTGCGTTAACTTGCGACGAAGTATTTGCGGTGTGTATGCCCTCACTAGCACTGTATTGTATTGTTCCTGCCCTAGCTGGGAAGCATAGACGCTTTGTGGCATTGCCCGACATATATCCGCCTGGAAATGGGCCTTTCATATCGCCAGAAGCGGCAAGTGTGCGTTCTAGAGATGATGTATAAAAATAAACATTATTCGTGGGGCCGTTGGCGGGGGTGCTAGCGCTCACCTGGATGCCGATCTTGTCAATAAAGATAGACTGAGATAGTGCTCCGGAGCCGGATATCGTGACTGCAATTGCATTGACCATGCCGCCAGTCCTTCCGGTGAAGGCAATGGCTCCAGTAAAGTGCAGTTTTCGCTCGGCTGGGACAAGTATCGACTGTTTGGTGACTCTCTGCTGCCATCTTGCAGTTGGGCTGCCGGAGCGGTCAATATTAACCCATTTACCAAATCCGCCCTCGCGCTGTGATCTTCTGTTGTCGGTTGCCAGGGCGCCCGCAGTTTGTTTTTGTTTTTTTAATATTTGCTTATTTCCTATTCTTCCCATTTTGTTGGTCTCCCTATTTTATTCTTGTGAACAACACATATAAGTAGTCTAGAAAAAAATCATGTTCCAAATTAAGCGATGTTTTTTAATCTAACCCATTCATCGTCAATATAGCAACCAATCCAGGCAAGTCTTCTTTCACATATACGCCGGCGAACAAGGTTTCTGTTCTGCCTCCGACATATGAAATTGCTGCATCCAAATGCTTACTAATGTCTGGATCACTTGCCATCTCCTCTGTTACAACCAAAAGCATTGAGCCTGTTGCTGGCTTACCTTTGGGGAGAGGGCAGGGAGATCTTTTCAAGCAATTCTGAAAGATTGTTGCTCCCAAGTTTGGGTCTTTCGGATCTGCAACAATGGTAGAACCGATAAACATCCTTTTCTTTGTATTCAAGCACCTCTCCAAATCCTTTGAGTCGAACGACTGAATAGATGACTGCTCTGAGGATAGTTTGAGCACTTGCGACATCAGTTTGGCAAACGCCGTATTAGCGAACGGGAACATGCCTAGCATGCCCACCTTGCCCCTCAGCAGCTTCACCTGCCTCTCGTTGTCTAAAATGATGTGAGAATGCTTAGAAACATCCTTTAAGAGAGAATCAGCATTCTTGCTAATCGTTGAGTTCAGTGCCTCCTGTGCGGATGGCTGCGAA